ACAGTTGAACTTGGACTGCCACCAGTACCAAAGTTTTGCCAAAATTCAATAGCAATATTCTTACTAGCATCTGCTTTGGCCCAGAAGGATAACGTAACAGTTTTATTGGCCATCAAGTTTACATTTTCAATTGCTTGTTGTTTGACGACATAGTTTCCAGAGCCAGATGAACTAGTTACTTTTGTTCTACTGTAGAACATAGCATTAAATAATGCACGTTCTGTATCACCACATGTTTGTTGAGATGCTGTCTTAGTTGAACCATTGTTACTATTATTCCACCTATTATCAGAACCATATCCAGATGGGTCTTGGCTAGTACCATAATCCCATTTATCAAAGTTACCATTGATTAGATAATTCCTTCTTTGTGAACTTGCATCTGCTTTAACAGAATTAATCTGGTCTAGTGAACATACAATCATAGTGCGAATTCTCCTATTTTCTTCGGTCTAAAATATTCTTTAGTAGTTCCGTCCATATCAACATAACTTATTGGTTTATCGTATGGATATACTGATTTATATAAGGCATGTGCTTCTTCATCAGCAAATAACTCATCATATGTCCCAAGTGACCGCATTGACTTTAATGTACCAATAAATGACAGTTCATCGTCAGTAAGAACTGACATGGCTAAACTACCATTCTCATTTTTAATAACTGGGGTGGTTTGGACTTTCCATCCAATCACATTACCATCCATATCTTTAGCTTTGTAACTATCAGGAAGCTCATCCATAAAAGCTTTAGTATCTTTACAATATGTAATAACATAATTCATTATTAATAATCTCCAATGTTTTTAGTATTTAATATCTTATGCAAGGGATACCTCATATGCAGTCAAGGCTCTATCATAAACACGGAAGTTTGAAATATGACCATTGAAGCTATTTAATGCATATGTCTCAGTAGGATTATATGAACCAATTCGTACGGTTGGAAAACTACTATTACACGTTTGTGTAATTCTACCATCAGTATCTGCCTTGAACCCTGTTTGTACACCATTCTTATAGATGTAATGACCAGCATTACTAACCACTTGTGCTACTCTATATGTAGTTCTTGCTGATACTGACGAAAACCCAATGTCACTTGACTCTGTTTCGCTTGATAAAGTTGATTTTCCCCCCTGGGTTGAAAAAACTAAACCAATATGATTCCACCCTGAAATATACAACCCCCAAACCCATTGGTCGCCCCCAGTAACGCCAAACGAATCAACATCACATAAAACACTAATAACACCATTTGTCTCAATGTTTGGAATATTACCAGTTCTAGTAAAATTTAATATATCAACAGCTCTTGTAACAGTATTAGAAGTAGTTGGAATATATGATGTGGCAAAAGACCATACTTCTAATTGAGCACCAAATACATATATACCAGATGAACCATCACCTGCATATGAACCTGTACCTAATCTTGTTGTCTGCAAATAAAATGCAGTAGATACTTTGGCAGCAGAAGTTGTTGTGGCAGATACCCTAAACCAACCATTTGCTAATGGGGTAATGGTAGCCGCTACTGTAGATGAAGATACAGGCGTAGCCATTACAGCAACCAAATCAAAATCTGCTGTTATTGGAGATACTTTGTTAGTTGAATCCCATGAATTGAGCCGAAACTTAGTAGATTCCGCTGCCTTAACAAAACAACTAAAGGTTAAATTAGAAGAATTGACTGATACCGTTTGATAGATATAATGAAGATTTGTTGAACTATCTTCTACAATTTTATCAGCATTATTAGTGCCATACGGATCAGTTGTGGCAGTAGTATTAGCTGACACTGTAACATTTGTCTGAGACCATGCTGAATTATCCATTTGTTCACTATACATTAATGAATTTGTGCTAGAACTTTCATTCAGGTACCCTTCTTTTTCAAATCGTGGAGTATCTACCCCAGCAACTTGTAAAATACCATATCTATCAATATATGTAGCAGTAGATGCTCTTGTAAATGTAACATTGCCAACCCCAGCCTTCATCGCTAATGTATTTTTCAAAGGCAGATCCAACAATGGTGCATTAATATTACCGATAGCATGTAATAAATCTGAATTATTTGCTTTTAAGTTATCTGCATTAGTGACAAATTCAGTTGTTGCTAACTGAGTTGTGTTTGTACCAGGTGTTGCAGTTGGTGCCATAACGGCATTCGTAAAATTAGTTACACCCGTTGAAGCATCTGTAGTTAATACTTTTGTCGTACCATTATATATCTCTAAGTTTCCATTAGAGTTACTTCCAATACTAATACTCATTTAGTTAATTCCTCCAATTTGTAATTCAATGTTTTATACACTATAAACATTTGTTTCATTTATAACCACCAATTATAGTCCATATAGAATCATTCTGTAAAGTAACCATTACGCCTGGTGCAAAATTAATAGTAGGTCCTATACTCATAGAATTTTGACCTGTATAGATTGTATAGTTATCTGTTATTGTTCGACTGTTAGTATAGAACATTGTACCCTTATCTACTTTACCGGATTCTAGATTTTCAATTCGAACTCGATGAGACTTGAATTCAGATCCAATGGTTGTACCAAGATCTGCCATTATTTTATTAGACATATATTGTTTATCTCCATAAACTCACCTTATTTTATATACACTCGGCTAAGGCTTACCATTTTGATTTATTTATATAATGATATATTAAGAATTACTCAACGATACATACTTTGGTAATTGTGCTACGAAATCATCAATATTTACAATATGTGATTTTAACAATTCATACACTTTAGCCCATAATGTATCTTGCCATGCTAATAATGAATCTGCTTCTGCTTTCCATATATTACTGTTTATAAATTGTGCTACTTCTGCAAAATTGCGGTAATCATATTGATGTGCAGTTTGATCAAGTAAATTATAAACTGCCATCTTAGCTTGTTGTATAAGTTGCTCTTGTGTAGGACCATCAGCAGGTTCAGGTACATTACCAGCAGCAATCCATTTTAGAATTGCTTCTCGATCACTATTTCCTGGCGCATCTGGAACTGATACACTACCATTTAATAACCAACCATTAGGTTGTAATTTAACTGATTGAACTTCAACTATATTAAACATTATATAAAATCCTTATTAAAGTTCTGCTGAAAGCATGAAGTAGTCACCAGATCCCATATTAAAATAGGCATCTGTGGTAGCAGCCGTTGCATCCCAAAGTACTCTAGCCGTATTTATTGTTACCACATCTATCTTAAGTTTTTCGGCATTGCCATAGGAAACATTTGATAAACTAGATGTTACACTAGGTGTAGTTCTCATTGGAACATAGTTTAAGTAACAAGTTGCATACGCTCCTTGGGCATATGCGCCAAAGTCACCATGTAAACCAGTAAATTTGTTTAAGTATCTTGCACATGCAGAAATTTCATCTCCAAAGTCACCGTCATAAGGATACCATCCATTAGTAGCAACTGAACCATCTTCAATCTTTACTTGAGCAATATCAAATGTTCCCGATTGTTGTCCTAAACTGGCTGTGTCTGAATTGTAGTTACTACCTGCGTCAAACCAAAACAACATTGCAGTATAAGTCGTTTGTACCCCATCTGAACCTAATGTTTTACCAGAAATAGATGGTATAGTTACAGTAATAGATTTTTTCTGCCAAGATGTTGTTAAAGAGACTTGTTGTGCACCAATACCAGTAACAGTTGAACTTGGACTGCCACCAGTACCAAAGTTTTGCCAAAATTCAATAGCAATATTCTTACTAGCATCTGCTTTGGCCCAGAAGGATAACGTAACAGTTTTATTGGCCATTAAATTCACATTTTCAATATTCTGTCGTTTATAAGCATAATTACCAGATCCAGATGAAGTAGTTACCTTTGTTCTACTATAGAACATAGCATTGAATAACGCACGTTCTGTATCACCACATGTCTGTTGAGATGCAGTCTTGGTTGTGCCATTATTGGCATTAATCCACCTATTATCAGAACCATACCCAGATGGGTCTTGACTTGTACCATAATCCCATTTATCAAAGTTACCATTGATTAGATAATTTCTGCGTCCACCTTTTTCACCAATAACAAATCCAGTTGTAGCGATTTGAGTTGTGTTTGTACCTGATGGTGCTGTTGGTGCAAGTGGAGTTTTAAGTAGGTTTACCCCAGATGGTGAAAAAGACATTACAGGTACAGTATTGCAAGTAGCACCAAATACACCATCAGCAATGTGGTATAAACCGGTATCCGGAGCCCCATCATTTTGGAACACCAACCCTGGTGCTGATGCAGTACCTTCAGGAATGAATACCTGCCCGGTGAAAAATGGTGAATTAATATTCGCTTTTATAGAATTTATTTTATCTAGTGAATATTCAATCATGCGAATTCTCCTATTTTTTGTTGTTTAAGACATTCTTTAGTAATAAAACACATCATGCTAGAGCTACCTCATACGCAGTCAATGCTCTATCATAAATTCTAAAGTTAGCAAAGTGTCCACATGCACCACCGCCCCCAATAGTAATTGATGTACTAGGTGTAGTTGCGTTTCCATTACCAGATGATCCACTGATAATAAGTGCACCATTCATATATGCTTTAGTACTTCCAGTTTTATCATGCGATAATGCATATCGTGTCATTACATTTAGGTTAGTTGGTTTTATTAAAAGTTGTCCGCCGTGATATTTGTCTGCACCATATTGTAATGTCATGCTCTGGTCAGATGTCTTATAGAATGCCCTATACGCAGTAGACTCACCATTAAATGAAAATGCTTGAAAGTAACTGTCCTGACTGCCACCAAGTGCAGCAAAATCAAACAACAATGTTTCCTCTGAAAATCTATCAGTTACGCCATTTGAGTTGCCAATAGAATCCACAGTAAGACTATCTGCTGCTCTCGTAACAGTGGCAGAAGTAGTAGGAATATACGATGTAGGGAATGGTGATGTTTCTAATTGTGCTCCAAATACAAATAAACCTGATGAACCATCACCTGTATATGAATTACCATTACGTGCTAATTGTAAATAAAAATTTGTAGATACTTTGGCAGCAGAAGTTGTTGTGGCAGATACCCTGAACCAACCATTTGCTAATGAAGTAATTGTAGCATATACGGTTGATGAGTTAGCTGGTGCTGCAGTAACCGCAGATAAATCAAAATCCGCAATAATTGGATTACTTGGTGTAGATGATTCATATGAGTTAAGTCTAAACTTAGTACACTCTGCTGCTTTTACAAAACAACTAAAAGTTAATGTGGCTGAGTTAACTGATACAGTTTGGTAGACAAGATGAGTACTATTAGATTTATCCTCTACTAGTTTATCTGCTAAATTTGTACCATATGGATCAACAGTATCTGTTGTATTTGCAGTTACTGTTACATCAGATTGAGACCAAACTGCATTATCTGCTTGTTCACTATATGTTAATAAATTTGTGCTTGACCCTTCATTGAGGTGTCCTTGTTTCTCAAACCGCGGAACATCTGATCCAACTACTTGTAGTATGCCGTATCTATCAATATAAGTAGCAGAAGATGATCTTGTGAATGTAGCACCACCACCACCAGATCGCATAGCTAATGAATTTTTTAGTGGAATATCTAATAACGGGTTATGTATATTACCAATAGCCATTAACAAATCTGAATTATTGGCCTTTAGGTTATCTGCAGTTGTAACAAACTCAGTGGTTGCAATCTGTGTTGTTTTTGTTCCAGCAGATGCAGTTGGTGCAGTTGGTGTACCGGTTAATGCTGGTGAATCCAATGGTGCTTTTAGATCATCAGCTTTGGTGACAAATTCAGTAGTAGCCAATTGAGTTGTTTTTGTCCCTGGATCTGCTGTTGGTGCCTTTGGTGTACCAGTAAACGATGGTGAATCCAACGGTGCTTTTAAATTGTCTGCAGTTGTGACAAATTCTGTCGTGGCTAATTGGGTTGTTTTTGTTCCAGCAGATGCAGTTGGCGCTGTTGGTGTACCAAGTAGGTTTACTCCATTCGGTGTAAATGCCATAATCTCGGTACCATTACAGGTTGCACCAAAGTTACCGTTGGAAATATGGTATAACCCCGTATCAGCCGAGTCATCATTTTGGAACACCAACCCTGGCGCTGATGCAGTACCTTCAGGAATGAATACCTGACCGGTGAACGCTGGTGATGCCAATGGTGCTTTTAAATTGTCTGCCTTTGTTACAAACTCAGTTGTTGCTAACTGTGTTGTACTGGTACCAGCATCAGCTGTAGGAGCCTTAGGGGTACCAGTAAACGATGGTGAATCCAATGGCGCCTTTAAGTTATCTGCATTTGTAACAAACTCAGTTGTTGCTACTTGTGTTGTTTTTGTACCGGCAGATGCTGTTGGTGCTGTTGGTGTACCAAGTAAGTTTACCCCATTTGGCGTAAATGCCATGACTTCTGTTCCATTGCAGGTTGCGCCGAAGTTACCATTAGAAATATGGTATAAACCAGTATCAGCTGAGTCATCATTTTGGAACACCAAACCAGGAGCACTATTAGTTCCTTCAGGAATAAATACTTGTCCTGTAAATGATGGCGATGCAATGTTAGCCTTTAGGTTATCTGCAGTTGTAACAAACTCAGTGGTTGCAATCTGTGTTGTTTTTGTTCCAGCAGATGCAGTTGGTGCAGTTGGTGTACCGGTTAATGCTGGTGAATCCAATGGAGCCTTTTTGTCCAATTGTGACTGAATGTTATTATTAGCAGTTGTAACAAATTCAGTTGTAGCAATCTGGGTTGTTTTTGTACCGGCATCAGCTGTAGGAGCCTTAGGGGTACCAGTAAATGATGGTGAATCCACAGGTGCTTTTAAATTGTCGGCCTTTGTTACAAACTCAGTGGTTGCCAATTGAGTTGTACTTGTACCAGCGTCTGCAGTGGTTGCTTTAGGCGTACCAGTAAACGATGGTGAATCTAATGGTGCCTTTGATTTAATTGCATTTGCGACAAAGGCTGTATTTGCAATTAAAGTAGAATTATCACCATCTGGAGCAGTAGCAACTGTTGTACCAGTATTTGACCGCATAAATGAAAGTTTTCTTCCCATAGTTTACACCTGAATTCCATAAGCTCTAAATGTAACACCAGCTGCTGAAGCATTTACAACGATATCTTCACCAGAAACGGCAATTAAACCAGTACGTTCTAATACATCATTTGCTGCTATAGTTGTTCCATATTCTATCTTATCACCACCAATAGAAATATTGACCGTTACAGAACTTGAATTTGTATTACATACATTGATTGTCATAGTAGCAGTAGCACCTGAAGCAATAGTACATAATGTTGTATCTTTATTTGCATCTGGTGTTGCACTTCCAAACTTTTTTCCAGCCATTTTATTGTCCCATTAAAAAGTAAAGTTTAAAATCTAAATTATTGATAGCGGTTGTCACATACTCCGTCGTGGCCACCTGTGTATTATTTGTACCTGATGCCGCGGTGGGTGCTGTTGGTACCCCAAGTAAGTTTGTGCCAGATGGGGTAAATGCCATGACTTCTGTTCCATTACATGTAACCCCAATATTACCATTAGAAATATGGTATAAACCAGTATCAGCAGAGTCATCATTTTGAAATGTTAGTCCAGGTGCAGACGCTGTACCTTCAGGAATAAATACTTGCCCGGTAAATGATGGCGATGCGACATTGGCTTTTAAATTGCCCGCTTTGGTAACAAACTCTGTTGTTGCTAACTGAGTTGTACTAGTACCTGCGTCTGCTGTTGGTGCCTTGGGGGTTCCAGTAAACGATGGTGAATCCAATGGCGCCTTTGAACTATTTACATTATTAACGAACTCTGTTGTAGCAATTTGTGTATTATTTGTACCTGATGCAGCGGTGGGTGCTGTTGGAGTTCCTGTCAATGCTGGAGAATCTAAAGGCGCTTTTGAGTTATTCGCTTTGGTAACAAACTCAGTTGTTGCCAATTGGGTTGTACTAGTACCTGCGTCTGCTGTTGGTGCCTTGGGGGTTCCAGTAAACGATGGCGAATCTAAAGGTGCTTTTAAGTTATCTGCCTTTGTTACAAACTCAGTTGTTGCTAACTGAGTTGTACTGGTACCAGCTGAAGCAGTGGTTGCTGTTGGTACCCCAAGTAAGTTTACACCATTAGGGGTAAACGCAGCAATCTCCGTGCCATTGCATGTAACACCAATATTACCATTTGAAATATGGTATAAACCAGTGTCAGATGAGTCATCATTTTGAAACACCAACCCTGGTGCAGACACTGTACCTTCAGGAATAAACACCTGTCCAGTAAATGACGGTGACGCAATGTTAGCCTTTGAGTTATTCGCTTTGGTTACAAACTCAGTAGTAGCAATTTGAGTTGTGCTGGTACCAGCATCAGCTGTAGGAGCCTTAGGGGTACCAGTAAACGATGGTGAATCCAAAGGTGCCTTTGAATTGTTTACATTATTAACGAACTCAGTTGTAGCAATTTGAGTTGTGCTTGTACCAGTTGCTGCCGTTGGTGCTGTTGGTGTACCAGTGAATGCTGGTGATGCTAATGTTGCCTTGGTAGGATCAACAATCTGCTTAACGGTACCATCAGTATGTTTAACATATGCCACAGCATCAGCGGTATTAATTGCAAGCTCATTAGTCATAAGACTATCAGCTGATGGCACCTTCCCAGCCGTATCATTATGCTTAGGTAAAATAGGGTTAGCCATTAAAATATGCCACCATCAATTGTACTAGAATTATTATAATAGTCTGTACCTGCTGTCGCAGCTACTAATGTTACCCCTGATTTTTTAAATATGGTTCCATCACTTGCTGAACTTAAATCTGTACCGGTGCCACCATGAACCATATCAACAGCTGTACCATTCCATGTACCTTTTGTGATTGTACCAAGTGTAACAATTGATGTTTGTCCTGCATATGTACTTGCAATATCAACACCTGAACTACTAACAGTAATTCTATCTTTTGTTCCTACAACTGACATTGTGTTACCAGATCTACTTAGACCATCACCAGCAACAGTTGATCCAACACCACTAAAGTTGATCCATGTTACATCAGTTTGTGTAAGTGTGCCACCTGGATCAGCTGTACAAACAAACCCTAAATCTGCATTTGTATTACCTTCTTCAACAAAGCAATATGCATTTACTAACTCATTCCATGTATCAGCATCTAAAGAGCGGGTCCATGAACCATCTGATACAACATAGATACCATTTTGATTTTTTGTAGACTGATCTTTAACAAGTACACGATCACCAACAGCCAAATCAATACCATCAATGGTCATTTTACCACTTAATTGTGATATATTTGATGTTGTTGCTACTCTAACTGCTTGTTTAGGATCTAACCCTTGGACTGCGCTGTCAACATAGTTTTTGTTTGCTGCATCCATTCCATTTACTGGATCTGCTAGATTAGTGATTCGGTTATCGTTTAAATTAATTGGTCCATTTGGCGCAGCAAATGCATTTAATTTTGTTGCGTTAACTGTTGACTGAAAGTCACTAATCTTTGATGCCGTTAAAGTTGGGATGTCATCTGCCGTTAAAGTTGTACCATTGGTCACTAGACCATTTGCATTAACTGTTACTTTTGGATATGTACCAGCTGTTACACCTGTTGTGGCAAGGGTTAATTTAATACCATCAGATAACTTACCTGAACCGGTTACATCCCCTGTAATCGACAATGTGTCTGATTTTTTAGCAAAAAGACCAGATCCACCAATGGCAACAACTGCATTACCTGTTGCGCCAACAAAAAGTGTATCACTTTTTTCTGAATATGCCAACTCACCAACCAACAAACTAGATGGTGTTGCGGTTGTTTGTGAACGTTTAATTTGAATACTTGCCATTAGAAATAGCCTCCATCAATATCTATTTGTGAATTAAGATTACCAGTATCACCTTTATCGCCCTTATCACCTTTATCGCCCTTATCACCCTTTGCACCAATTGGTACAATAATGATCTGGGCTGGGCTTTTAGTGTTTATTTGTGTATTTATTTCTTCTATAGTTAATTTCATAATGTTACACCTTTTATGATACGAATTGTGCCGGTTATAATAACATTATATTGGTTATTACCGCTGTTCATGACAACATCAAATGCATATGATCCAACTGGAATTATTGGTAATGTTACAGTCAAAATACCATTAGTTGCATTACTTGCATCAATTGTAAAACTAAATTCACCAGTTCCTCTTATGTTTTTTATTTTTGACTGAAATGTGGTAGTAGACATATTAAGTGGTTTACCACTATCATCTGCAAATGTGATGCGGTATATATGCATTTCACCATAGTAACTTTCTATATCCCAAGGTTCCATTTAATAATTACCTCCATCCATTGTAATATTTTGTGCTCCAGTTTTTGTCAAAAATTGAATATGATGAACGATTATTTCTATATGACTTGATAATAACATGAAGTATACATCTCCTTAACACGAACCTTATACAACTGAATATAAACTATAAGGTTCACAATTTTAATTTATTTATATTATGTTATAAGAGATGTTGAGAAATGTGAAAGAATGGAATATTATAGATAGGTAATGTAGAATAGATACGAATTTGATTGTAGGAAAGATGGTAATATATCCATCAGAACATATTACCACTAATTGGACTAAAAGTAGATGTTATTCTTCATCATTGTATTCGTAGTCTTCATCTTCATCTTCATCAAATGTACAATCTGCATCTGCAAAATCATACATATCATATGAATTTCTTGCATATTCACCATTTCTGTTAAGAATATACTCAACTACAACATCAACAGCTTTATTTAGAATTGGTTCAATTTTATCAAACATATATTCATTAATGTAATGACCAGAATTGACAACTTTAGCCAATTCAATAAATTCTGGTAATTCAGATAAAATTCCAAACTTTTGAACTAAAAAATTATATGCTCCAGATGTATTATTACCAAATCCATTATTATAGGCATCATAGTAGATTTTAGTAATTGCACGAAGATATTCGCCTTCTTCTGTTGCACATTGACCAAATGAAGGAATCAATTCATCACATAATTTATCGTATTGAGCTTGGTGTGTACCGTTATTGTTCCAGTATGTATTTGTCATATTGTTGATCTCCAAGTTGTTTAGTATTTGTTTATTGTTAGATATATTATAACAAGTCCAGTAGAGAATGTAAATAGCAAAATGTAATTTTTATGATAGATTATATCTTAACATGTGCTATATTACTTTGACACTAGTAACGTCACTCAACCGTAATAAAATTGGATAAAGTATTAGTGATTCGTTCCATTATATAGATCTTGTTATCTTTGGCCGCAATCAGATAAAATGAGTTAAGAATTGCTTTAGTCGTTTTCTTCAATACGATATCAGTGTTCATATCGAATTGACATACTTTAGAATAATGTGACATATCACATTCAGATTGTGTGATGCATGCATCCTGAATCTGTTTAATCCAATATTCTGTATTGTACAACGTATCATCAGGATCGAACTTATCTGGATTAGGCAGTGTAACTTGATTATCATATCTCCCATAAAATTTAGACAATTCTTCATCCCATAAGATTTCGTCAAGTTTATTTGGATCGAACTCTTTACCACACCTAGTATATAGGTCGGAAAGATGTTTGTACCTAGTTGTAACATTCTCTTCAATTCTATCTTCGATACGGTAATCTTTGTTGGCAAAATCTCTAAGATATTCTATTGTTGTGTTCTCTGAGTAGAATATATCGAACTTTATACTTTTGCCATATGATATTGGAACCATAAAGTTTCCATCATCAACCGAATACTCGTAACCATTACCTATTACAAATAATAGATGATGCATTACATGAATTGGGTATTGGTTACTGCTTGGGTAACTAGTCTGAGTTTCTCGAATAAATTGAGCTAACCAATTGTCCATCAGCAATCTCCTAGTTGTTTATTGTTAATATATTATAACAAGTAAAGCAGTGAATGTAAATAGTTTTTATGAAAATAATGTACATCACATTGGGTTACTTACCGATGACATCAAAGATTTGTTTTATTGCAACATCTTTACCAATATTTGTCAATCTTTTATTTTGTCCATATATGATTGTTTGAGCTGCTTGGTTTGCACTTCTTTTCATATCTGGATCATCAAAAACAGATCCAGCGATTCTACCAATTTGTGGAGCTGCTTCTTGTTTTGCCAATGCCCCAAAATCTGTTGGTTGACCATTCATTATATTTCTGACTGCAGTTTTTGCAATGTCTTTTGCTGCACTATAAATTCTTGGATCCATAGAATCGCCAACTTCTTTAAAGAATCCTGATACACCATCTTTAGCACTGGTGAATGTGTCCTTAACATCATCTAAGAACGATTTATCCGTATTAGTATTGTCCAAATTCCAGTTATTTTCATCGTCCCATGGGTCTTGATCCTTCAATGCCTTACCAATTAGACCCCCGAAGCTATCTAATTTAAACCCATCGCTAAACAATCCACTTGGACCATCACTACCAGGCCAGGCAGATGCACCTACCATTGAACCCAATGCATCTCCGCCACCAGCATTTGCAGACACATAGTCCTCAACATTGAATGTAACGGTGATTTCGTGTATTGTATCTCTATCCCTATAACTAAATGCACCATATGAAATACTTTCAGGATATGCCTTGAACATAACCCAGGTATTAATCAATGTACCAGTTTCATCAAATTGCTGTAATGTAATATCATCTGATGCAATATTGGAAAAGAAGTTCACTGCCTGATTACTATGTCCATCTGGTCTATTATAGATAATAGAATTCATATTAGTGCCAGCCATCCAACTTTCAAAATAGATTAGATTATCAGTTGGTAAAATCAATCCACCAATATAATTTGTGGATAGTGTTACTGATAATGTTGTAATATCAGTTGCATAAGGTGTTTTAAGTGTGCGACCAATTACATAACTATTATCTTGTCTAGTTTGAATTGTTCTTGATGGTAATGTAACAGAACTTGCGCCTAAAACTGGGCCAGTACGACCAATGGTTAAAAGGTATCTATTTGATTTAACAAATGAGCCAGTGTTTGCAATAAATGAATCAATATCAAACATTATTTTTCCTTTACTTTGCCAAATAGTTCATTTTCAGTTAGAACTATGAATTCTATTCCATTGTTATTTGCAAATTCTTTTGCTGCTTGCCATTTAGATTGATTTTTAATATATGTTTCAATTGCACGTTGGTAATTCATCATTGATTTTTCTGTTTTTCTTTTTGGTTGTTTTGGTGGCAATGTTTCTACATAGGGTTTAATTTCCATCAATAGAGTTTTTGTTCCACCATCAACAGTCTTAAATGTTGCCAACAAGTCTACATGATATCTGTGCATTTTATTATCAATTGGATAATGATATGGAATTACTATGTCCTCTGAATTCCATGATATAACAGATTCATTCAGATCAAGAAATATAAATGCACGTTTTTCCCATGATGATCTATATACTATATCAGGCATACCGTTGGCTAATCGTTTCCCAATATACTTTTCAGGATATCTTGGAATATAACGACCTTGTTTGAAATGTCTAGCCATTACGATGCATTTCCCCTAATGGTAAGAATAATATATCTTCCCACATATCATAAGGTACCTGTTTTGGTGGTACTATGAATTGAGAAAATAGATATCTTTTAATCATTGGACCAAAATACTTTGTATTGATTATTGTTTTTGCAATACTATAGTCCAATAGAATACGTTTCTTATCATCTTTACCTGTAAGTTTTAATGTATCCAAAAATGCTAAGAAAATCTTCTGTCTTACAGGTGGTGGTACAAAGTGTAAATTCAACCCAAGGAATCCGTCATCATATGAATCCAATACAATCACCAATGGAAATGCATCCCATTGTGGTAAAACATCTTTATACTTTGGATCATAATGATAAAACAACATCATACCAGGTAATACTCTTTTTACCTTTGGTAGATTTTTTAATAGTTTTAAACGCATTGGTATAGCATTTTGTGTGCCGGCTTTATTCACGAATGCACGAGTAAACGAAAGTCTATCATTATCAGACTTAAATGTTCTACCCAATTTTGCTTTTTTGATTTTATCAATTAGTTTAGGAACATCAATGTCCATTATATTGACACCACACTTCTTAATTTACTAAAAGTATTTATTTGTGTGATTTTAGGATATGTGTAATAGGATTGATACAAATATAATCAACCACCGATATACTTGTATCAAAGATATGACCCGGAACAGAAATCATTCTTACTTTAATCCTATTACATTTCTATTTATAGTTTTTAATTAAAACTCTTCTGGTGAGTTATAATGTATTGAGATGATAGACTATATAGCTAATCTAATAAAAGTTCATTAGAAGAGATTATGGATAAAATAAAGGGTCATATTATATGACCCTTAAAATATATTCTTATCTTTTTATGTATGTTTTATTGCATTGCTGCTTTTAGTGCATCCCATAGTTTCTCAAAGTTATAACCTTTTGGCATACCAGAAGCAAATGCATCTACATCGTCATCAAGTACTGCAGCTCGCATTTTACTGGCACTCATACCAGAAACATCATCAGAATCTGGATCGCGTTCACCCGCTGATTTAACAATGATTGAATCAAATTTATATAAACCATGTCTTGCTTCTGTACCATTGTATTTTTTGACCAATGTTTCAAATTCAGGTACACGGTCAGATCCAACAACTAGAATAATATGTTTAACACCTTCTTTATATAAATCAACTAAAACATCGAGAAGTGTTTTTGCGTCAGATTCGATGACATGACTACCATAAGGTGCTAATACTTCTCTAGCAAATTTTAATTTTGTATTATAATCCAATGGATTCTTTTTTGGATCCTGTGAATGACTAAGGTACAATCTATAGTCTGATGGATTTGCACGTTTTAATTCTTCCATCAATTTAAGATGTCCAATTGTTGGTGGATTTAATCTACCAAATGAAACGGCAACAGTTGATTCTGCTGCTTCTAGTAAAAATTCATTCATTGTTTTCATCATGTGTTCTCTCTAATGTATATGTTTATTTCTTTTCCCACCCCTTAAGGATGTTTGTCGAAAAGTTATTTGCCGAAAATTCTAGTCTATCAACCAGTTTAATAATTTTACCTGACTTATCTGAAATAACAAATCCTTCACCTGAAGCTGGTACAACAAATCCATCTTTAGTTTTAACGAATGTTTTTGTTAGATTGATTTTGTTCAATTGTTCAATGATTTTTATTTTGGCATTTACGATTGCGACCATCATATCAAAGAACATAATCAAACCTTCTTTATGTGTATTATCAAAGAAAGATAATATCATATCACGTTTGTCTATTTGTGTTTGTTTACCTTTATCGGTACTTCTTGCATCGATTTCTTTTTGATATTTCTGATGGATATATTCAATCAATCCATCAACGTGTGCTTTAGAATTTGTAATAAACTGACCGTTGCGAATATGTGTATTATTATATGTCTCAATGATCTTAATCAATTCAGGATGGTTTGCTAATTCTGATAGAATTGATGAACCGATTTTTTGAAATAGTTTACCAGCAACACTTAATAGTGCGGTGACATCCTTTGTATCAGATTCTGACATTGTTGCAATACCAGACAGATCAGGAATTTCTGGACCAATTGCCCATACATTATCAGACTTTAATAGGTCCTTTGTTGTTACATCAAATGATGCCTTTAATGTTTCAATAGTAGAACCAGTATATCTAGTATGAAACACGATACCAAGTTGACTTTTACCAATGATTTGACCAAGATGACTTGTTTGTTCAACTGCATACACCAATGTATTTGGATGCATAACCCAGCATTGTTTACCATCAATCAATTCAGATGCTAGGTCTGTTTTTGTATGTAATAAATCACCTTGATATATTTGACCTTGTGGGATTACTTCTGGTAACCATCTCAAGCATGCTTTAAACTTTTGGTTTAGTTCTTGACCAAGGTCTGTATCTGCATCAATTTCAGCTGGGGTTGTATAATATTTTGGATTTTTATTGAATACTGACTTTTTAGCAACAAAGAATGTTTTACCATCTGTTGGTAGATATCCAGCAACAATTGACGGAGCACCATCTATCTTAATTGTAATTTGTTGAATGGATGTTCTAGCATTACCATGACCAGCTAACATATCCCTGGCATCTCGTAATGTATTGATAACATCACGAATTGAATTGACACCATGATACAAGAATTCTTCTAAATGACTCAGGTGCTTTAATTTCTCAACACTTGTTTCTGCTTCATTAAGAAAATATTGTTTGAATGATAACATTTTGTATCCTAGTTATAAGTGTTATGGGTATATGTTATTTATTCAATGATTGTACCATATTCTTAAACTCTGCTGCAAATGTTTTTTGGTTTACATGTACTAATAATGGAAATACATAACAAGCATTAATGACATCATTGCACAGTTTATACATTTCATTCACATCCAAATCATTAAAATGTGAAAAACCATGACTTGGTATATTCCATATTGCATTGATATAAAACATTATTGATGTTGTTTGATATATAGCAATAACTATCTCACCGCCCATTGTATAGACATCAACCTTAAATGTTTTATACTTATTAAACATTGGCAATGTATGTAGATAATTTGTTATATTGTAACAAATATGCATTCCAAGTTTATCCATATCAATATCTTTATTGATTTTTATCATTCTAAAATGAATTAGTTTTGTTCTGCGCATATTATTACCACTTCCATTTGTTAAAATTAAGATTCAGTCTCAATCCAGTGTATGAATTCTTTTCTACATATTCTTGGATTTCAACAAGTGTTAAACCATCTTTTAGGGCATCATTCAAATCTTTATAATACCAGTCTGATCCAGGAATAAACACTCTATAGTTTGATTTAACTGCTGAGGCCATTCTTGAAACAATGAATTCATTTTCTGGCTCATTATCCCATGCATATATCATACTATCTAATTTATTATCAATTGATGTCAGATGATTGCTTAACTTGGCAATACCATTTACTGTACTAATTGCATCAAAGACGCCTTCTGTTACAATTATTGGTTTTGATGTATCAATCCATCTTGGTACCCATATAATATTATCATTACCAATTTTATGGATTTCATATCTTTTAGTATTTTTAGTATCTAATGATCGTGATTGTAGCCCAACCAACTTTTTAGAAAAATTCCTAAGAAGTATTACTAGCCGTGATTCACATTCATCAATATGTTCATATTCTGTCTTTGTTAGTTTTTCTAATACTTCCTTAAAATCATATGCCCATACGAAACTATCATATCTATCTTCTGGGATCGCTCGTGATTTTAGATATTCCACGGCATCTTTGTTGTATATAACAGGTGATGCAATTGTCTTTTCAGCTTCTGGAACTCGATTGAATAGCGAACCATTACCATTAGAAGATTTTGATGGTTTTGATTTTGTTTGTGTTGAATATTCAGCAGATTCCCTAAATGTTTCCAACTTATAATCATTATAGATATCAGGATAGTAGTCTTTTAGGAATTTACTAAATGGTGCAGCGTATCCACAATTAAAACAACCACAAACTGCACCATCTTGTTTTGATGATATACCAAAACGACGTTTGTATTTGTTTTTCTGTGAATCGCCACATACTGGACATCTAGCAACTAGTTCTGAATTACCTTTACGTTTAGGCAATTCCAAATAGTTTGCTACAATGTTAATATATTTTTCATCAATGTACTTTGACATTAGATGGTCTTACGTTCTTGTTTTGTCTAAAATTGCATCGCGAGTTTTGATTGCAGTATATAGTGCAGTTCTATCGCCATATACATTTGTGTTATATGATACAGTCCGATGTCCAGGTACCCGTACCCGGTCTCCATCTACATAGACATAACGAAATGTATTTTTAACCTGTTGTTTCATTGTTGTTCTCCTTGTTGTTTGTTCAATTGATAGGTATATTATAATACAATAGACACGGGTTGTAAATAGATAAATGATAAAAATATTAAAAATATTTCTATCCAAACTTGAATGCTGACTTATCTGCCTTCTCTGATGTCTTTTGACTATACACAAGTTCTTGGGTTTTATTACCAGTACCTGAATGATTGACATTGTAGGATTTTGATTCTATATCATAGAAGTTCATATACCCTTTATTCAATCCAACTGGTCCACTGATATCCACCGGTCCATAACGATTCTTTAAGAATGTAATGATTGCTTGATTTGATTCTTCAAGTTCTTCATTTGAATATAAACTAAACATTGCATCTGCTGTATGAGCAATTGCCATTGAGTCTGAGATGTTGCTTAAACTTACTGATGAATTGTCATATCCACTACGATTTAATTGTGCACCACTAAACACCGGGATACCATAGTCAATACCAATCGCTCGTAGATCTTCTGCCACATGTTTTTGTTGTAGATAGGTATTCTCACCTCTACTACCACGAGCATCTGCAGTAATACCAATATAGTCAATGATGATTAGATCTGGTGTAAAATTCTTTTTAAGTTTCAGCTCATCAATAAATCCGCGAAAATCAATTGCTGATGCACCATTTGGCGGATATTGTTTAATGATCAAATTACCAGTGGTCTTTTTCCTGATTCGATTCATTGCCGATTCAAAATCTGATTTTGATTGCTTTGTTACTTCCCATACCGGAATGCCTAATAGTTTGGCATCAATACGAGCAGCAATCTTCTTCTCTGCCATCTCTAATGTAAAATAGATAACATTCTCACCACGTAACATTGCTGTTGCTGCAATATTTGTTAAGAAGATTGATTTGCCAGAACCAGAACCACCAACAACAACATTAAGTGTACCATTTTCATATCCACCATCTGTATGATCATCCATGAATTTAAGACCGAATGACTTTTTAGCTTCTGTATCAGTATATAAACGATATCGTTCCTCAACATCTTCCATATATGATAGACCTAAAGAATTATTAAACCCGTATGCAACTGCATCCCTTAGTTCTGTATATACTTTACCAAAGTTTTTATCAGGATTCTCAAATTCAGAAATACCATTTAGGATTGCATTATATACTGAACGCTCTAATCCCCATGCCTCTGTTTTTTCAACAAGATATTTTGTCACTCTATCATCAACTGGTTTATCATAGGCATTCTGAATAAATTCAGATAGTTCTGATAATTCTTCTTTACGAATCTTTGGTGCATTGGCAATAAGATGTTGGGTTACATCAATTGTTGGTACAACATTATGTTCAACATAAAATTCAGCATATACACGATACAATGTTCGCATTTTACCTTCAAAGAATTCTTCTTTTAGATGTGATACGACTTGTCTAGCATAGTTTTCATTCGTTAATAGTGCCTTTAGAATGAGTTCTTGCATTCATTACTCCAACTTTTCAACTTCAACACCATTGTTACGTAATACATCTAATCCGTCGGTATTCCGATATTCCTCAGAATAGTATAATTTTTTTATACCAGATTGGACCAATAATAATGAACACACCATGCATGGACTCAATGTTACAAAAATACTACATCCATTTGCATTGCCACCAGACCGTGCCAATTTAGCAATACAATTCATCTCAGCATGAATAACATCTGAGACTGTATTGTTATGTTCATCCTCACAACAATCAGAACCTTTTACATTTCTAGGTCGGCCATTCCATCCGTATGCAAGAATGTTTTCATCATCTGGTGAAATGATTAAAGCACCAACCTTTTTACGATTACATTTTGACATATTAGCAACATCGTACATGATGTTTTTATATAATGTCTTTATACTGTCTTTCATTATCGTTATGCTTCGGTTTTAAATAAATCTGGATTTTTCTCTACAGCTGCTTCAACCGTATCATTTGCATTTTTAGCTGCTTCAACAGTCTGAATCAAATAATATGCAATTGTTGGATACACAATCCCATTGATATATCGTAATGTTGTTGCCGTATTCCAATGTTCTGTATCTTTTAATGGTTCAATTTCATACGTTAGTACCAATTCCGGTGAATCATCAGATGATCCTAAATCTTCTTGTACTGATTGAATCTGATAACCAACAGCCTTCATTGGAACTTCGTAGTCAGCATAACATGTACCATTTCTGAACATGATTGGTTTTGGTTCAACCTTCATATTCTCGGAATCATAGACTGTACCAATACCATTTTCAACAACCAATTTTAATTTGACTAAATAGGTTTTAACTTTTTCTGGTTTTGACATTTATTTGTTCCTCATTTTAATATCATATGATATGGTAATCTTAATCATTTGAACTAATTTAATTGTTTTACCTACACATGGTTCCATTGTAGAATCAACATCAATAACTAAATTAGGATAAAGTTTATGATTTCTTTTAATTCGTTTTAGAATTTTAATACCATCAGTATGTTTAACAACAATTGTAGATGTCCGACGACCAGTAATTGTATTAGTCACACACTATCTCCAATAAATCATCAGACTCAAGACCATACTCGTCCATCAAAAATTCTTCAATTTCTGTTAAATCACCAGATGATTCAATAAAATCTTGTAATCTTTTCAATTCTAATTTTGCAGTTTCTTCACTAATGCCATCGCGATTGATTAGTGCCAATTCGAAGTTAGTCATTGTATTGTTCTCCTTGTTGTTTAATTGATGTATATATTATAACATGTTGACTGCAAGTTGTAAATAGTTTTTCACTTACCAATGACATTAATTGCTTCTAAAAAATAGTCAGGAAAAAGTTCCATATTCTGCCTGACTAATTTGATTATATTTTCATCAATGATATATGTAGTTGCCCAGTCCGATGGTCCACGAACAGATCGACCACATGCCTGAATCAATCTTAGAACTGTTGATCTTGCATACCATTTACTATTACGTTCAGTATTCAATTTAATATGCGGATCGCCAAGATATCCAAATGGAATTTTTGCAATGATTTGAAACCTTGATAAGTCACCTTTGAAGTCATATCCTTTTTCAATAGATGGACTGATCACAATACCATTTGGTGTATCTCTCATATGATTCATAATATCTGTTGTATTACCAGATACAAGGACTCTCTTCGCATTTTCTTTTGATAGATTTTCAAGAATGTCATTTGCTAACTTAAACGATACACTGTGAACTACACCACGTTCTGTTTTATGTTTTGACATCAACATATCAATCAATTTATAATAACGATCCCAGTCTGAAAAATTACGACCGATATTAAATCCCTTAACAATATTGATTTTTCTATTTTCTACTGGAATCGGATTATCTGCACCAAAGTATACCCATGTACCATCGGGTAACCCTAAAGTTTTTGCATATTCTTCAGGGCCACAAATTGTGGCTGACATATGAACAAATTGATTGGCTTTACTATATACAACAGAATTAGCAACAGTTGCAGCATAAATTGGTTTAATAACAATTGACTTTAATTTTGTATATTCAGTGATCATCCATTCAGATTCATCAGATAAAACCAATCTACTAAATGATTCTACGATTTCTGATACCGTATCATATTCTGCCTCATAAGACGTATCACCGGAATCAATCTTATCTTTCAAGGAATGCATATATGCTCTTGGTCCTTTAAGATAGTCTCTGATGAGTTCCTTTAATTCGGCCGTTGTATGAAATGGCGAATTTTTATACATAGCATATAAACCAGCAGTCAATTCCGCAATAGGTTCACCATACATCATATTGGTTTGTTGTATATTAGATGTAATTGTGGTTAAATCTAAATCAATTGTTGCTGCATCTAATATTGATGTTTCTAGTTCATGAGACTCATCAATGATTGTTAAATCTGATTTATGATCTACAGATGCAATGAATTCTTCTGGAGCTTTACAGAAGAATGCATTATTAGTTAACCGGAATGATGAATCTTTTAACCATGTATTCCTACGTTTTACATAGGTACATTGTTCTGCTGGGTTGCACGCTTTTGATCCGCATGCCTTTTTACATTTCGGTGCACCATAAAAATCATTACCAATTGGACATACATAATTCTGTTTGCCTTTCAGATCATATATGTTTGCAACTGATTCTACATATTGATTTTGTAACCCACGAGTTGCTGTAACAATTGATGTCCGATGTTTTGGATTTAACCGATATAAAGTTTCGTGGATTGTTTGAGCCACTGCACTTTTGCCAACACCGGTACATAATTCTAATATCACATGTTGTTTGCCATTGAGAATGTTTAGTACAGCAAACTCAATGGCATCAATTTGTCCTGGATTCGGTGTCTCAAATGGAAACACATCTCTAATAATATTCTTTATTTGTTGTGGAAGATGATCCAATATATGATACTCCATTTTTTATGAGTAGAAAAACCCTACAAATGTAATGGCAATCATTGTACTATAAACAATATATGTAATAATGTTCATCATATTAGTGTTCTCTTTATACATCTGTTGAGATAGAAACAATTGAATCTAAACGGAATGAACGCCATCCATCTGCTTCAACGTCAAAACAACGATAAACATCCATATTCAATGAACCGTCATTGCCACCTTTAGGCATATGTTCTTCTGGAACGTTTTTGATTGTACCAATAAGTGTACGTTCTGTACCATCTTTCTTGGTAAAGACAACCTTAACTAGGTTATTTTGTTGGAAAATTTCTGAAACTTCTGTATATGTCATATGTCGATCTCCATGTTGTTAGATATATTATAACAGGAATTGGTGTGGTTGTAAACAGGTAAACTTAAAATATTTTGGTTGAATGATAGAAGTATATCCAGAGTCAATTAAAGACCCGGTGGTGAGTTATTATTGTGTTAGATGATAGAATCTATATCTAACTAATTAAAGTTTATTATAGGACATTATGGAGAGTCATTATAATTTATGATTTAAATCTAAATCGTATATTAATAGCATTTGATTTAAATCTAAATCATAAATTCTGTTTATAGCATTAAACAAAATTAGTATACTTCTGTTAATAATATTAAACAAATAATGGGCACAATATATTACTATACCATGCCCATATTCATATGTTATAGACCTAGACTTGCTAAGATGTCATCAACTGATGAATCTGCATCTGCTGTTTGTTTTGGTTTTGGGACATCTACTTTTGGGTTTGCCTTTGGCGCAGGTGTTGAATCTGTTTCCCATGGCAATTCATCATCATCTTCAACCACTGCTTTCTTTTTAGCTGGGGTTGGCGGTTCTGGTAGACTATGACCTGATGCTGCCATCCATTCTAAAAATAAAGGATCACGACCAAAAACACTGGCCATCAGTTTTAATTTTTCTTCATCTGATTTGTTTTTAGATTTGTCTAAGAACATTTCTTCAAGATCATAGACTCGGCTATAAATTTCTTCAATCTCTTCATCGGTATCTGCTACTGCGGTGATCTTATCAGAGAATGATGATTTGTCATAGTTACGATATCCAGCAACCATACCAGCTTTAAGTCTAAAGTTTTTGCCATCAAACAGATCAAATACATTTACTGGATCATCTTCATCATCAACTGGACTCAATTGAGCTTTAATCATCTCCAGGATTTTGGTGCCAAATTTATAGATAAAGACTTTACCATTGTTTTCTGGTTTTGCTGGATCATTAACAACCAGGATGTTTGCATATAAACGGGTTTGACGTTTTTGCCGACGCACAACATCTTCATGACCATTTTTCCAGAGCCATGCATTATATTGTCCAATTGGATCTTGTTCTAATCCTTTCCATGTTGATGAACTCATTGCTTCGTATGTTTTGCCAGTGACTTGATGAGTAAACCAATGATTATATGTTGTTACATAAGGGAGTTTAGACAGGTCTTTGCCTGGTAGGAATCGAATCGTCGCGGAACCATTGCCTTGACTATCTACGGTGATGTTCCAAAAACGATCTTTATTTGAATTTGATGATTCTTCTGATTCATCAATCTGTAACATCATTTGTTTCATTTTTGCGCGTAAATCTGATGCACTCATTATAATACCTCTTTATAACACTTTTTAAATTGCACTTTTTGTTACAACATTAGTTTCTGATGTTTATAACATCATACTTATCTCAACACCACGTAAAGGTTGTTGTTTGTTGAGTTATATGGTGGAACATCATAAAAATATTCCACCATACAAAAACTATATCAATTAATCCCAAAAATACTCATCATAGTCATCATTAAAGTAATAGGCTGTATCATCACATTTTAAATCATTCATATAGATAATCATATTATCATCTGGCGTTATGTCAAATGATTTTAATAACCTAATAACTTCATTAACATCTTCTAAACCATGATATTCAATGACCAAATCATCTGAATCGGTATAAAATATTGACAATGAATATGTATACATGAATGGATCATAGTCAACATCATAGGTATAATTGATAGGCATTTTTTGGTTCCTGATATATTAAACGATATTATACATCATCGTCATCAAAATTATCTGCATCTTCTGCCGAATCAATTGCCAATTGTTTAATATCGTTGATTGTTTCTTCATTTGGTGTAACACCAAAATCATCAATTAGTGTATTAATAACATCATTAACGTCTTCTAATTCATAATATTCATCGACGAACTTCATCGGTGTCAGCATCAAATACTGTCAATGAATATGTATTGTTGATTGGATCAAACTCAACGTCAAAGGTATAATTAGCCATTTCCATATTAGTTTACCTGTATATAAAGTTTATAATAAAACAATACTATTTAATAGGAGATACATTTGTACCTAATTCTTTATTCATATATGTAAGTCTATCCTTGAACCATGTTGGTGTCTGTAATTTATCACCATAGGTTACACCAACAAATCCTGTAATAATTTGTTTAACGTGATTAGACTCATCACAATTCGGGCATGGCTTAGATTCTGGATCTTTACGAGAATCTACAGAATGAATTTCATCAAATGTATGACCACAATTTGAACATTTATAACTATATGATGGCATTAGAATGATGTTCCTTTATACTCATGATTTAATATATTATAACAAGAATGATTGTGAATGTAAATAGGTAAACTTAAAATTGTTCATAGAACTCTAGATTATATACAGACAACCAATAGGCATCAATAACATCTGATCTACAATTAACATCAGGTAAATCAATGCCTAATATTTCGATGAATGCTTCTCTCATCTTATCTTTATTTGCATTGCCTTTACCAGTAGCAAACTTCTTCAATGTTGTTGGTGCAACAATATTTGTGGCAATGTTATTATTGTATAATGCTGACTTCAGGAATCCTGTTGATTCACCAATGGTAAAAGCCATCCCACCTCTACCGGAACCCATTGCATATCCTTCAAGATTGACTATATTACAATCATGAAACTTTAATATGTTGATGTACTTTGATACAGAATTATCGAATCGTTCTGTATTGTTTTTATAGGATTCTATTTGATCAACTGTTAGTATTATACTAACACCATTTCCGTTGATGTTATATGTACCTAAATCTTTCTTTTTAGTAGATTGGCCATATAGGTAAATTGTTGATCCGTCATTGACACATAGACCTGGGCTTGACATGCTCCAATCAAGCCCAGCAATTTTAGTCATCATGTCTTGATTCAAACCCTGTACCAGTTTGGTCATCATCTGGTACAGTTCCATCAGAAGTAACCTTTACATCATCATTGGTGATTGTAATAAGTCTGCGTTCTCGATGATCTTTACGGCGTTTTAGTCCAATTGTTGCCCTACGAATAATATCACCGAGTTGTGTTGAATAACTAGCAACACCATCTGTTGTATTCGTAATTGGCGCAGAATCTTCTAAGATCGTATCAACTGGGATTGTATATACACCTGATTCAGAATATACATTAAACAAACCAATTGCAGATAATGCCTTATTATTTGTATCAATGATGACAATATTACCTTCATGTAATCCAATAATAAATGAATTAGCAGTAAAATTATCTAAAATAGATTCTCTAACAAATAAAATATTCAACAATGACTGCATAAATTTAAATTTGAGTAATGGATATGTATCTAATATCTTTTTAAGTGCATATGCAAACTTATTAAATTTAGTATTAACTTCGACCTGCTCAGGAGTCAATTTTGCCAACTTAATTGGATCACCTTGCGCATCAATTAATCCAACTTTATATTGGTCAGTATCAACCCAATCTTTCTTGATATAACGATATAAGTTTAATAGTGCAGCACCCGCAATTAAATCTTTTAACATATACTTCTTCAGTCCTTATTCTTATTCAGATGTTCCATTAAATTATTTAATTGGTCCTTTTCTAAATAAACAGAAAAGTATTTCTCTATGCCGGTTTTACCAAAACAATTAACTAAAATGGTAACATCATTTTGAGTAATCATCCCACTATTAAGATATTTATTTTTTACCCTAGTTAGATATTTGATATCAGAACTAAATGAAATACCATTATATGATACCTTCATATAAGATAATATATTAGAGCTATCAATTTCTATGATATCTGAAGTATACATTATAGTAAATTATTTTTTAGAATTTTTTGTTTTTGTTTGTTTAGCAGGTTCAGATTCTACAACTTCTTCCGCTTGTTCAACAATAGGTTCTTCCACTACAACTGCACTATCAAAATCATTCATATTTAATTTAATAGCAACCAATAGTTCATTGGTGCGTGGATCTCTCCAACCTGCTGGTGAAGGAACTGCATTTGGTGCGTATACTGGTGCGTGTTTATATAAATTGTGTTTAGTCATTTTGTGTTACCCTTATCTTTTAATAAAATACATATTATTTATATTGTATTTTAGGATGTATAACACTATGACATTATAATTAAATGCGGTATACGGTTGATTATACTATATTAAGAATCAGAATGTAACAGATTTAATTGTTCAAAGACATTCTTGAACAGAACATCATAATCAACATATTCTGCATCTTCATAATATTCAATAACATCAACCCAAACACCGGGCGGGAAGAAATATGTTGAATTACAAACTTCAAGAATTACCTTTCTTTTAGATTCTTGTACCAATAACTTAATTGAGCGATTTGGATTTGTTTCTGTATTACATGTTTCATCTACAACACCAAAGGTATTTGTAAATTCATCTGCTTCAAGGTGAATGTAATGTTCGTTGAACATATCTTTAATGGCAAGCAAATACATTCCAGCATCTTCACCATCCCAATCACCATAACCTAAATGTCCGTCATGATGGTGTTCAAACTCACCATATTGTGTAGAGACTTTAAATGATCCTAATGAGTAAGAACACCGACAATGACCGCAATAATGGTGTGTAAACCTAGGTTTACTAATTGTTATAGTCATTTTATAGGATATCCGCTGTATCTTTATCTTCTCGAATTTCTACAAATACCGGTAAAAATAGACTTTTTGTATCTTTACCTTTTGATGTAATAACTTCATTATATTTGATTGCTGCAATTTTGCCTAAAATCGACTCTTGATTTTCCCAAATATATTTTCGTATATCATCAGACAAACCAGTACCAACAGATACTTTAACCTTTTTGTCTGCTGATTCAACTAGAATTGCACCAAGTGTACCTTCATATTTTCCAGAACCTTCTTCAAATCCAGCAATAATCAAATCTGCTTCTAGTTCTGCTTTATATTTCAATTGATGATTTACACGTTTTGCTTCATATGGTGATTGAGAATCCTTTAGGATAATACCTTCTTCACCACGTTCCAACATTGTGTTGAATAAATCATCAACTTCTTTAACTGAATCTACTCGATATGTTTCTTGTAAAACAGTACGACTCAGATTATTGATTGCTTTTTCTAAATTGTTAAATCGAGATTCATATGGTTCTTTAGAATAACCTTGTAAAAAATCATCAATTTTAATCATATCCCACAATACAAGAACAACATCAGGTTCAAATTCCATATCACCTTTTTGAATAGAATTTAGAATACCATTACCTGTTTTACGATCCAATACTTTACCATCACGCTTGACAATAGCTTCACCATCAAAAGCAAATCCGGTGAATTGTTTGAATTGGTCAACCATGGATGGGAATTGTAACTCTTTACCATTACGAGTTCTAAACATTACTGTACCATTATCTGATACAGTAACAATGATACGTAGACCATCAGATTTTAATTGAACAAATGGTTTGGTTTTAAAGTTGATTTTTCTAACATTCTTTTC